TGTATATATAACATCTACATATTCTATTATAGTGTCTGTAGTAAAAAACTCTATGTATTCTGTTTCTATTTGTACTATTGTATCAAATATAAATACATCTACATATTCAATTACATCTATAAATAAAGTATCTAGCACATCTTCATATACAGTTACTGTATCAGTTATGTATATATATTCAGGTACAAATGTTTCTACTTCTACTGTATCTATTACAATTTGAGTTATATATTCTGTATTATATACTGTATCTATTTGAAGAATTGTTTCATAAATATAAAAAGGTACTTCAACTTCTACTGTATCTGTTTCAAAAATGTATTCTATTACATCTACGTATACTGTATCACAATCTGGTGGAGGTGGTACACAGTCCATTGGTAATGTTGGAACTGCTCCATTTTCATCTGCAGCATCTACACAATCTTCCCATCCATCATTTAACCACTGGTTTACAACACATCCATTAGGAGCGTATTGTGTCCAGTTTGCAGGATCATCCCCACAATAATAACCTTCTTGTTCAGCACAATCTAAACATAATTGTTGAAAATCAAATTGTCCATAAGCAAACGAGCCTATAAACAATATTAGTATATATATAATTCTTTTCATATTTTAAAATATTAAATAGTTAAACCCAAATTTAACCTCATATACTGGTTTCATCCAGTATCTCATATGAGTACCCTCTATAAATAAACCAAGATTTTTTGTTACCCTAGTTCCTAATACCATACCAGCATCCCATTCAACCCATGCAGGTATTGTCTCGTTATTATATTCTGGTTGGAAATAATCAAAAGAATAATCATCTAATCCTACATGATAAGGCATACAATTAACCCATGCATGTAACCAAAACTTTGGAGTATACTTATAATAAGCTAATCCAAATACTGTACTTATTTCCTTTTGATTTCCTAATTTCTCTAACTCTCTTTGATTAAAAGATGCAACTGCATCTCCAAAATAGTGGTTAAAGAACTCATCGTTACTAGTTGCTACAAGAACAGAATCACCTCCTGATACATCATACCAGTTATTATTAACATAAAAACCTTGAACCCATTGTTCAGGTGCATAGCCAAAGTCTTCCGCTAATTGTTGAAAGGTAGATTCGCCTGGTACCCAAAAATCCCTGATTGGTACAAAGCCATAAGCAGGATGAGTTCTAATCACCACGCCTGCTGTAAAATCCCAGTTTCCTGAGTTTATTCTATATCTTGTATCAAAAGATGTAAATTGTAGATCTACTCTTTGATTGTCTTTGTACTGTACTTTTGTGACACATTTATCTCCCAAGTATCTAATCCAGTAATTCTGATCAGTAAATGTTTCACCACGATTACGTATAAAAGAATAATTAAAAAGATACTCCCAACCGTTAGCATTACCAATAGTAACGTTATCTGCAACAGCTCTTTCAGTACCATAATACCACGTTTTAACTTTGTATTCATAATCAAATCTTGCTATTTTTCGGATTCCAATTGTTAAATTGTAATCAAATTTATTAATTTCAGTTACATCTACGTAACCCTTATCTATAGCTATATAGTCTTGATCTTCTATATAACTAGTATTCATACTCAGTGACGTATAAAACGTAGAGTATTTAAAAAAGTTTTTTAACTCTTGTGCGTTTCCTACGCTACAAATTAATATAAGTAAAATTATTATATTTTTCATTATGTTATTTTATATTTTTGTTTTAATTTTCGCTCTATCTCTTTTATTTCTTTGTCAGGTAAAGCTATATTATATACTAATACCTCATAAACATCACCGTCCCATGAACCATTACCTATATTTATTGCATTATTAAGGTCATTAGAATCTAACGGATATTCATGATCTTTAGTTGTTCCATTAGTTATACCATCACCAGTATTACCGTTTGCATATATATAAGCACCTGAACTCCCAGCACATTTAATTGTCCAAAGTTCAACATTTGTTGTTGCTTGTCTACTACTACTTTGATGAACATCGCCACTTTTATCACTCGCATTTCCCATAAATACATGATAATCATTACTCTTAATCCCAAATTGCATTGGATCTTGTGAACCATCAGTTGAGTCATGAGAAGTTATAGTCAAAAGATATTCCTGTCCTGGAGTAGCACTATCATTTTTTGCTACCCAAAATACAGTCATATCTTGCCCATCTAAACGTGTGTCGGACAATTTATTTGTTGATACAGGTGCATTACTTTTAGTTCCTATAAGTTGATCATTACTACCATCAAATCTAGCAGCAGTTAAACCGTAAACTCCTGTTACAAAAGCAGGTTTCATTGATGAAGTTGTTTGTTTTAAACCTGATCCTATACATACAGTAGAAGATCTACCAAATCTTTTTTCAAAAGCTTTATTATCAACAAATTCTATCGTATCACCAGTATTTGCCAATGTTCCAGAACTATCACTGTATACAGTTCTACGATCTGTAAAGTCTATCCATACTACAGGACCAGACTTTACAGAACTAAATTTTTTCTTTCTAAATTTAGTAGAACTACTAGTATTTGATGATCTTAAACTTAACATTATGTTACAGTAGTATTAGTAGTTGCAAAATATGCTATACACGCCCCACTTTCAAGATCTATCACTGTAAAATTACCATATATAGTTAATCCTTCAGGAAAGACCTCTGGAGTAGTAAAGTCATCACCACTCCAGTTACTTGCAGTTAATGTAGTAAATACTGTATTTTCTGTAAATGTAATTGCATTCCATCCGCCTGCTGCGGTATGTGAAGCTGTATCATTTATAAAAAATGCTCCGTGAGAGCCATTACCTTTTTCACCAAGATTTTTTATACCCTGTAAAAATTTATCAGAATCATTTCTAATTGCCATTATACTATTATTTTTTCTAAGTTATTAATTTGTTTTGCCGTAGTATCAGAAGGAAGAAGATCTTTTGGTATTATTTCTAACTCTGCTTTAGCTTCTTCTTTTAATAATTCTTGAACTTTTTCTAACTGAAGTTTTCTTTCTGCAATAAGATCTGAATTATTTTTCTCCATTTGTTCTAAAGAATCTTTATCACCAGCTTGTTGTAGTTTCTGCATATCTTGCGCAAACTTCATAAACTCTTCTGAAGGTCTACCTTTTTCTTCAATATGACCTAACACTTTTTGAAGTGTATTCATATTTTTAGAAATTATTAAAGCAAATTCTTTTCCTGGTACATCTTGTACGCCAAAATGTCCATTCATTAAATCTACTAATTCTCCACACGTTGTTTTTAATTTTATTGTTGCCATTTTATATAAATTTAGTTTAGTTTAATTATTAATTAAGAGATTGTTATTATAGTGTCTCCTGCACTCCATCCCCAGATATAATACTGAGTTGTACTTGTTGCTAAAAAATGTAAATCAAAAGCTTGTCCAGAAGCTAATACTATATTATCATCAGTAGCACTACCCCATACAATACTAGATGTTTGAGATGTTTGATTTGTATCGTGATGTACTACAGCTCCATAAAACCCTGTAGTATTATCATTATTTACTCCTTGAATAGTTACATTATGTCCATCTGCAGCAGCTCCTGTACCAAAATAAAGTAAACGATAATATTCACCTGCCGCTGCAGGGTCAGGCATTGTAAATGTTCTATTATCACTAATATCTGGTATTATTACAGTTCTACCTCCATGAGATGAAAGTGTTATAGCTGTATTAGCATCTGATAATAAAACAGGCGCTGCTTGTGATATACCTGCATTTGCATATATATGAGAATTTGCTGTAATTGTTGAACTAGTAGTTAATGTACCAGTTATAGTAGTTGCTCCTCTCATTGTAGTTGCTCCTCCTGCTGCAATTGAAAGATATTCTGTTTGAGCACTATGAGAACTATTTGTTCGTATAGATACTCCACCTCCAGATCCTCCACTTGCATAATCACCACCATCTAAATATAAATTACCTCCTGCATTACTTCCTACAGACGCACCAGCAGCTATAGTTAAGTTTCCACCTGCCGCTCCTCCTGATCCACCTTGAGCACCTTTTATAGTACCTGCTAATCCTGCTGTTGTTCCTGAAGCTTCTTTAAATTCTACTGTGTGAGCTTTATAAGAGTTTGTATTACCTATTACAAGAGCTTTTGTAGTTGAACCTCCTAATGTTAATTGAGAGTCCAAAGATGGTACTGTTGGAGTACCATCACCAACAAATACTCTACCGCTATCATCTATTGTTACTCCTTCATTTGTTCCATCTCCACTAACAAAACTAGTTCCTGCTGAACTATTTAAATTTATATTATATGTAGAAGCGTCTAGATTACTATTTAAAGAACTTGTTGCAGCAGCTTTTAAATCTATAGCTCCTGCAGTATTTGTTATTGTAATAGAAGAATCTGAGCTTGCTAGTGTTCCTAATTGTGGAACTCCTGTAGTTGCATTACCTATTAGCAATTGCCCGTTTGATACAAATTGTGTTGATGAAATTGTATTTGTTGCACTCCCATATAATACAGAACCTTTTACAATTGATGTAAGTCCTGTTCCTCCTTTTGTTACTCCTAAAGTGTTAGTTGCAGTAGATAAATCTACACTAGTTAAAAATGCAGATGTTGTATTATCACATTTGCTAAGATCTATCCCTGCTTCTAATAAAGTTATTACTAGATTGTCTGAAGTGGTAGCTATTGTAATTTTTGTAGTATCTGCAGACTTTAACCCTTTTAAATTTATTTGATTATTATTTGTTATACTAGACCATAAAGACTCCCCTCCAGTACCAGAAGTTGTTATTGCTGGAAACATTGACTTAGCAGATAGTTTCCTAGCTCTTTTTGTATTTTTATTTGCTACTACAAAATAGTCATTTAAGTCTAAACCTCCTTTTAGAACTGAGGTTAATGAAGTTATTTCTGCCATTTTATTTTTATTTTAATATTATTAATTTCTTACTTCGACTGAGGTGCATTAAAGTCTGGATCTAAACTTATACCTCCACTTCCACCTCCACCTTGCGTATCTTGATTTCCATCTTCTAATTCTTCTCCATCTATTTCCAAATCTATTCCCCCAATTGTCAATGTACCGTCTGTTTCAGTACTATATGTAAACGAATCAGTATTATATAAAACAGTCGGCTCATTCCCTGGTAAGAAAGAACAAGGCTGACATGACTTGCAGTACTTAGTTGCAAATTTAAAAAATTTATCTAAATAATTCGTAGTATCACTGAAAACTTTGTCATCTTTACATAAATTCCAATTTTCAGATTTAACTCCATAAGGATTTCCACAACCATTTGCACAAGGGTTAATTACTTCCCATATTGTATTTGGAATAGTATCTCCTTGCCATGAAAACACTGAATCATACTTTACAATATCTCCTTGGTAATATATTCCATTGCCCATATAATTATCAGAATCGTACGTCCAAGTTTTACTACCTCCTGTTATCCATTTCTCTTCACATGTTTTAGGCTCATAATTTGGAGTTCCAGAATCTGCACAATTAAATATACAATCTAAGCCCTTTTTAGATACAAGATATTTTATAAATATCATTGTCCATAAAGCTAATTCATCACAAGAATCTTTTCCTCCTGTTATATTTTTATTATACCAATTTACAGATCCTTTCATTATACATTCTTCTAAATACGCAATTTGAGAATCTATTCTAGGGGGCAGACATATTTTATCTAGTTGATACTGACATATTTGTGTAGCCGCTCCAACAGGATCATCTGTACCAATAGTCTCTAAACCATTAGGTAAATACATACTAGTAGGAGCAGGGAAATGTAATAAAGGCCACATTGATCTAGGATAAGTAAATAGACCATCATAATTAGATGCATTAGGATCTGTACATCCTGGAAATTTACCTCCACCACCATCAAAACTAGTACTATAAATAGGATTACATTCTGGAGGATTGTTTGCTACATATCTTGCAAAATATTCTTTTCCTGAGATAATCATTTTAACTTCAAACACATAAACTCCATATCCTACAGATCCACTATTTGCTGTAAAATTTCCAGAAAAATAGAAATTAGTATTTGGCATCATAAAAGTTTGAATTTCTCCTGTTGTGCCATTCCATCCAATACCAGGAGCAGGAGACATAAAAAATGGAGAATCAGTACCTGTCAACTTCCATGTTGCATCAGGCGTTATCCCGCTAGTTTCTAGTGGAAAAGTTAAAGTATCTAAAGTTACTCCTTGTTCTGAAAATGTATTATGAGGAAGTTTATAGGCTTTTATAGTTGAGCCTAATTGAATTGTAACACCACCTCTTGCATAAAGAGTTATTTCTATTAAATCAGAATTTGTATTATTAATAGGTATTGTATTAGCTGGATCACTAGGACATTCAAGTCCTGTTTTTACCAAACCTATTTCAACATAACTATAATTACACATTTCAGAATTATGTAAAGTTGCTAAAGGATTGTAATTAGTAGCTGTTGGATTTAAACATCCTTCTATAAAATCTATACACGAATTATTATCTACATTTGCTGTAGGATCATAATTAGGAGCTTCTATATCAGTACACCCTGGAATAACTGGTACGCATGACCCATTATCATAAAGTGCATTACAATCATAATTAAAAGCTGTTGTATCTGTACATCCTCCAGTATTTAATATACTATTAGAATACGCTTTTTTAATCATTGATTGTGTACAATCTTCTTCTTTTATAAAAGTTTCTCCTGTATTTGTACATTTTGTTTTAGTATTTTCTACATAAACATGTACATAATCTCCTGCTTTAGCTAAATGAGGTCCAGGACCAGTTTTTGATTTTGATCCTATTTTCCAAGTTATATTTTCGTCTTTCTTTTTCCTATTTACTCTAACTGTTTTTACACATTTATTATCAGCACTTTTAGTAATTATAGTTATTACTTCCTCGTTACAGACATAGGTACAACCTCCATTATCATAAGTGGCATCTTTATCATAATTGTCAGCTAACTTGTCCATACATCCTCCGTACTTAACCTCAAATCTATAAACACTTACACAATTTGCTAAAGGAGCATTATTTAAAACTGCTACACCTACAGCATACCACCCTGGAGCTAAGCTACTAAATTCATGCTCTAAATCTGGGACACTAGCTACTGTTGTTGTTGGGCTTATAGCTAATACTTGTGCTTTAGTTTTATTGTTTGCATCTTCTGCTGTTCCTAAAGAATATAATTTAAATTGAAATGCCTCATCTGTATCTGTATTAATTACAGGTAACGCAGCAGGAAATATAGACCCTTTAAAACTTATTTTTCCACTGCTAGATCCACTTGAAGTTGCATGAGTAACTGCGCTACTTTCATTTATAATAAGATCTGCTCCTAACGCTTTACTTGTAGCAGCACTCATTCCAAAACTTAAACTTTTATAAGTTTCTCCTCTAGGACCTGCATCTAAACAAAATAAACATCCTGTATTTACATCTGCAGTTGAATCATAATCTAAACCACCAGAGTCTGTACATCCTTGCAATAACCCATCATTTATACTAACATTTTTACTTAAATGTATATAAGCTATTGTACTACAAGCATTAGCATCTGTTACTGTTACTTTATATGGGCTATCATTAGAAGTTGCAAAAGCAAGTCCTGTAAATTCATATTCTGATTCTGCTGAAGCAACTGTTGTAGATACTCCAGTTGTATTATTTTCAACTTTATAACTCCAATCTCCTTGACCTCCTGTAACTATAGCTTTTATTTTTCCTTCACTTGCTCCCCAATCTGCATTAGCTAAAGTAGTATTTACTAATTTAAGAGAAAACCCGTCACAATTAAGTGTGCAACAATTACCATCTAAAAATTTAGCAGGACTACTACCATCTATATATTTAGATGCAATTGTATTACCATCACAATCCTTATTAGTTGTTCTATAATATGCAGAATCTCCTTCACTTTTACATACATAAAATTCTGGTGCATCATCTGGAATATCATATAAGTTTTCACCATATATAAATCCATATGTATAAGAACTTGAATTAGCTTTAGATGCTAACTCAGAATTACTTTTTATACCAGTTTCATTAGATAAAGCTACATTTAGAAAGTGTATTTCTTGAGCTTTTGGAGCGGGGTGTAAATGTCCTACACCCCTTGGAGACATTCCTTTGTCTACATTTTTATTTGAAGAAGTTATTCCGTTTTTAACAAATACTTCATTGAGAGAATCTGAATTTATATAAAAAGCAAATGGAAGATTGTATGCAAATACTCCTTTATAATTAAATACATCATAAGGATCTGCTTTGGGATAAACCCCAACTAATAATTGATTTGCATTGCTTGAAATATCATCAACATCTACAGATAACATATTTTCATATGGGGAAGATGTTAATATAGAAGTTACACTATCTACAGAATTTTTTAATTTAGAATTTGTACCAGGTATTTTTAAAGTTATAGTTTTTCTAAAACCTGATGCAAATACTAAAATTAATTGTTTATTAGATGAAAGTTTTTTATTCCAATTTTTATAAGTTAAAGTTACATTACCTTCATTACCAAATTCTACAGTTAACTTTTTAGATTTTGACGTATCTATAACATTGACGATTTTATCATATTCTTTATCGTCTTTGTATCTAATATCTACAATTAACCTATTGTTATTTTGAAGATAAACTACTCCTTGCGCTAATTTAGGCATATTAGATGAAAATGATCCTGATGTAGCTATAGTAGCTGCACTAGAATATTTATCCCATCTAGGATCTAAATTAGATTTACTTATTGATACATTTTGTGTTTTAGCCATTCTTAACAGTTGCACCCGCAGCTACCAGAACATAATGCTTTAGCTGCATTATATGTGTCTAGTGCTTGAGATATGATTCCTTGATTAATTGT